GCTATCGGGTAGAACCGGGCGCAATGCTCGGCCTGGGCGGATCCCTCGGGCGGGTTGATGCTTGCTACCGTGGCGGTATCACCCAGGTGAGCCAGGGCGATATTGCATATTTGTACGTCGCTTGCCATGCTGTCCTCCTAGAAAAAAGGGGGCGCAGTATAACCTACGCCCCCCATGTGGTAAACCTGACTGCCTACTCCTTTTTACGGCTGCGCTTGGGAGCGGATGCTTCAGCCGGCTCGTCTCCCAGGTCCTCGTCTTCTACCAACTCAAACAAGTACCCCGGATCCGCATCAGCCAGCTCTAATACTTCGCCTTCGGATATAAGGCGCCCGAAGATGAAGGCTTTCTGGAGAGCTTTAAATTTCGGCATGTCGTCCTCCCGTTACTTCACGCTGAAGCCGGAGGTGTAGAACTTCTTACCATCCTGGATAGCTTCAACGATGTCGGTTGTTACCTTGCCTGCGCCAGCGCTGTTGTCGCCAGCGGTGGTGTAACGTGCGCCGATGTAAGCCTTGCCCGTGGAACCGATCTTCGGCGGGACAGGCAGGACGATGTTGGCGCCGGCGGTGAGGCTTGCGTAGCCGACCGCGCCGGTGGAAGCCAGGACAACCAGGTTGGTGGTCAGGGCTGCGTTGTCGGCAGCAACGATCTCGAAGGTCACGCTGGTAGCAGCGGATGCCACAGCGGTGGTGATTGCGAAGTTGAAGAACAGCTCTTTGCCTTCGCCAAGGTCACGGACGCCGCCGCCCTTGCCGGTTACGCCAGTGGTGCCGGTGTCGTGGGACAGGTTGATGGAATAAGTGGACAGCGCCGAAGTGGCGTTGAGTGTCAGGACTTGATCTTCGCTGACGCGCAGGTTCTTATCGGTGATCATGGTTTGTTTCTCCTCTCGAAATTAAGTAAAGGGTGAAGGGGCGGCGGACCGCCCCCTATGATTAAATTGCAGCCTCGGTGTTCAGCAGTGAGTCAACACGGCGGAGTGGTACTCCGAGGAATGACAGCCAGCTGTACGGTGTGCCGAACTGGCTCAGGCCTTCGTTGATCTTGAGGACGTACTGGCTCTTGTCGAGGGCAGCGATAGCAAGGCCGGAGTGGACGGTACGGTTCATGTAGAATGCCGCACGGCCCATGGCCATGTTAGGGATGCGGTAAAGAGCGCGGGCCATCAGCTTGATCAGCGCAGTGGAAGCGCTGGCTGCCTGGGTGTCGCTCTGTGCGACCAGATGAGTCGTGTCGATGTTGGCGATACGGACAACATAGCGCCAGTCTTTTACGACCAGGCCGTTCTTCCACTGGTAACGGGTAGCCAGTGCCTGGAGGCGTGTCCCGTCGCTGTTGTACACGGTCTGCTCGCCGAGATCCTCATGGATGAGGCCTGCTTTGGAGCCTTTAGGGAACGGGCAGTAGACAGTGTTGTCGCCCCAGATTACCAGGTAGACAGAAGTGTTGACGGAAGATCCGCCGGTGGTTGTGCCGCCAGCGTCGATGATGTTCTGCTTGTTGCCGCCTGCGGACTTGTCGCTGTAACGTGCTGCAAGGCCCAGGAACTTCTTGGGGTCTGTGCCCGGATCGCCGTAGAACAGGCAGGATGCCATCTCCTGGTTCATCGCCTCCAAGAAAGCGGTGTCTTCGGAAAGACGGAATTGAGCCGTGTTGCCGTTGAGCATTGCGAGGTCTTTGTCCACTTCGGAACGTGCCTCGAGGATCGCGCAGCCTTCGTCTACCTGGGCAGTCGTTGACTTGCTTGAAGGGATACCTTGGTTGAGTGCGCGGTAGTAAACTTCCGGCAGACCCGTACGGATGACGACGCGCTCGCCGGTAGGCAGGTTGCCTTCCTTGAACACGCAGTCCTCGAGTACTTCGTTGGACTGTGAAAGCAATTCGGCCACGATGGGTACACGGCCATCGGGATCAACGCGCTTGGCCCAATCGGCCAGGGTCAGGTTCGTTGCGGTAAGTGCTGTAGTTGCCATGTTTCTTTCTCCTTGTTAGTTGGAATAAAGTGCTGATGCGTATTCGTTGAAGTTTTTAGGGGCGGCCTTGCCTTCCTGGTGCCCGCCGACAAAGTCGTCAGGCGTGATGGCCTTGCCTGCCCGGTAAAAGAACCGGATGAGTTCTGGGTGATTTCCAATCCCCGAGTCATTGATCAACTGCTTGAGCTCCGGGGTGCCAAATTTATCGAGAGCCGTCTTGGCCACCGCCAGGTTTTCGTTGAGCTTCGCCCCACCGAATTCCTTGTCGGACTTGCTGGCCTCAGCCCACTCGCTGCGGATCGCTTCGATCCGTTCCACGGTCTGCTGCTGCAGGACCGGGGAGAGCTTGTCGATCATCTTCTGGGCGGCCTCGTTTGTCAGGTTGAGCTCTCGGGCGGTCTCTTCATACGTCTTCAAGAACGCGCTGTCGAACTCTTCGCCCTCCGGTGCCTTCAGCTCATATTTCTCCGGGGCGCCTTCGGGTGCTTTTACCTCTTCCTGCTCTTGTTGCTGGTCCTGCTGCTGCTCTTGAGCCTGGTCAGTGGATCCCTGCTGCTCGGGCTCAGTCGATGTCTGCTCGCCTTCATTGGGTTGGGTGGCTTGCTCCATCAGGTTCTCTTCCATTTGCATTCTCCTTCACCATCGTAGGGTATAGGTCGGGGCAGTATGTATTGACAGCCTGTAAGGTTTGCAGTCCGTAATTCCTCTTGCCTTCCTGGAACGACATTACCATTGCCGTCGGATGGAACACGGGCTGAAACACACCAGCCTGCGACAGGAGGCGCCAGATGATCCGGCGGCCCCGCTTACTGCTCATCAACCATTTCAAATCAGATTCCTCCACCTCACGGACCAGCCGCGCCTTGGTGTCTTTGTCATCCAGGGCGTCGGTCTGGCCTTTGAGGTCGAGTGGATCATAGGTGCTGTTCATGCTTGGTTTATACTCTTAGTGTTTATTCTCATGGGTACTGTTATTTACACCGCTTCCGTTACGGTCAGGATAATCGACGGGATCGCCGATGTAGCTCATGTCAATCTCCTCTTAGGTGTAACCGCTGAATTGGGATAAAATGCCTTCGAGCGCGTTGCTGTCGCCCCCCATCGGGGCCTGCGCCAGATTCTTTGCGGTCTTGCTCTGCTGCTCGGCCAGGGCTGATTGCTGCGCCTGGGCTTGCGCCCCGGCCCGCTGTTGGCGGATGATCGCTACCTTGTCGTCTGCGACGATAAGATTCGGATCCACTCCGAGCATGTCGCTGTACGCTTCAGCCCACTTGTCCGAATCGAACTTGTCGAGTACGTCAGGCTTATACTGAGCAACAGCACCAAGGTTACCCACGAAACGATCAACACTGTTAGCTCCGACGGCCCTCTGGGCCTGCGCGAGCATGGAGACGAATTCGACATTGATCTCCACTCCCTTCATCTCTTCGGGAGGCGGGGGCAGGATGCCCGCCTTGACCATGTAATGGAAGGTGGTCTCGATGAGCGGATTGAGCAGCTCGTTGTGCAGCCGTTCAAGGACCGGACCCAGCATCAGGAGCTTTTCCTCGTGGCGCTCGGCCACCTCCGTTGCAGTCATGCGCGTATCAGTCGCATTTGCCAGCATGAGGAAAAGGTCCGCATAAAACGATCTGTTGATCCGGTCTCGTACGTCCATGATGTCCTGGAGCAGATGGCTGAGATCCAGGTTGACTTCATAAAGAGTCTTGATGCCGGCCTGCGGAGCGGACGGGTCGAAGTAGGTGACGCCGCCTGGCATCATGTCCACTTCGCGGTTCTTGAGCGAGGTCGGCACCTGCAGGGGCGGACGGGCCTTGTAGTCAATGCCCTGCGCTTTGCGGAGCTGCTCGTGCTGTAATTGCTTGACGTCGCCCAGGGCTTCCATGCCCGGGGAGTTTCCGTAGATGTCGCCACCGGACACGGCCCAGCGGGGCACCAGGCCAGGGAAGAGCTCGAAGCCCGATTCGCGCAGGTACTTGTTCGGGTTGCCGCCCACCTCAAAGTAGGCAGACATCCACGGCATGTTCTTGGCGTCCTTCTTGCGGGTGTCGCGGTCCGCCCGCGGCTCGATGGCGTGGATGATCCGGATCCACTGGTCCAGACTGCCGCGGTCGTACATGTTCTGGACAGTCGTCGAGCAATTCTTGTAACCAAACTGCTTGACCACTTCAGACACCGGCCGCTCGAACTCGCGGTACAGGGTGCACACCTGGCCCTGCCAGTCGGTAGCGATGGCATACTCGCCGCAGGTCAGCGTGTAGTGGTGGATCACATTATTGTAGTCGGGGAGGAGAATAGAGGCGGACGTACCAAAAGCACCCAGCTCCTCATACATCTGGTGCAGGGAGCGGTAGGTGTTGGAGCGCTGGAAGACGGTCTGCATCAGCTGGGTAACATCGTTGAGCCAGACTTTGACCGGCTGGTACTGGTTGAGATCCGGATCGCCTGTGCTTAACCGGAACCATGGCCGGGCAGGGGATGTTGCTCCGGCCATCATTCCGGCACCAAGAACGCGAAGGGCTCGGGTGCCCGTGTTGTCGTATATGTTGTTGTGACGGCGCCAGCCTTTGTCGCGATCCTGGACGAAGTAACGCCCCGAACGGGGCAGCAAGTACTGGGTGATCTCCTGCCAGTGGGCCCACCAGGTCGCACGTTCGGACTTCAACATGCCCCACCTGGTGAAGAGCTTGTCGCGCGTCGGGGTCTTGGGATTCGATTGTGCGTCGGATGGGAACTGGGACATCTTAACCTCCCAGGAGGCTGGTCTTGCCGAGCGATACGGCGTCAGCACCAGCGCCTTGCGGGCCTGTCAGCATGGTGCCGGATGCTCCGCCCTTGGCTGCCTGGCTGGCAGCGGACATGATGGCGTTGACATCAGGGCGCTTCTGGTTGGCGCGGTTGGAAGCCTCATCGGCCAACTTGGCGTTCTTATCGGCTTCGGCTGTCGCTTTGTCCTGGGCTGCCCGCTGATCCTTGGCGGCCTCGTTCTGGGCGTATGCTGAGTACGCAGTGGATGCAGCGGCGACCCCGGCTGCGATCAGGATTGCTGTTGAAGTGGCGACTGGCATGCTATATCTCCTTTGTATGGGTGCGTTCAGCGGTATGGTATCCCATACGCTCGAACAGCGGCCCGGCTGGGTAATCTCCATTTATACGCATATCGCACAGGCTCACGAATGATGCGCCGTTGTCCTTCGCCCACTGCTCGAAGGCCTTGACGAGACCTATCGCATGTCGGCCGCCCCGGTGATTCGGATCGACCCACCATGCCAGCTCGCCGGCGATCCTGGTGGACGGTGCGTACCATACGGGAGAAATAGCCCCGCAGATCGCTCCGGCTATCCGTCCGTCTACCTCGCTGACTAACGTCACCCCGCCCATATTCCACAGACCGATCAGGAACTGTTCGGTGCTGGCGGCGGAGTATTCCACGTCGTATGGTGCGTACTGGGCGAACTGCTCACCCATGGCCAGTAGCCGCGGCATATCTTCCAGGGTAGCTTTTCGGATGGTCACACTCTACCTCCACCTGTCTATTACATGGGTACGTCTTTTTTCGTCCATGTCATATGGGTTGTAATCCCTGGTCTTCGAGCTGGCGAACGGGGACATTTTAGCAACTGGGTATGCAAAAGTAAGAGCCAGGGCATCAGCGCGGTCGGGCGAGCGCCCGATAGCCTGCTTGACCATGTCCTTCTCAACGATGCGGAATTTATCCTTGTGGTACGAGAAGGTTATAGCGAGTAGCTCCTGTTTCAGCTTCTCGTCCTTCGGTAGTGCACCGCCCTCTTTTACCCACTTGGCCAGTTCAAAAAACATCTCGCTGCGCTTGTTGAAATACCGCGGGTCAAGCGGCGCGCCACTGAACTTGACGCCAACAACATCGCTACCGAGCTGGCGCATCGCGTCGATTACTCCGGCGCCGTAACCGCCCGTCTCATCTATCATGAACGCATCCGCATCATAGGTCTTCTGCTCCTGGATGAACTGCGAGGCCACCAGCATTGTATCCGGTATCCTCATTCCCCGCAGCGGGTAGGCCATCAGCCCTTGCCGGCGGGCAATCATGCTCTCGTCGTCGCCCTCGCGCGCCACATCGCCGCCCAGGACAACAGCAGCGTGCTGAATGTTCTCTACGGAATAATGCCTAGCCATCGCCGCTTCGATCTCGTCGATGCCCAGCAGCGCGTTGAACCCAGTCGGCGGGAAAAGCCCCAGGATTGTGGCCATTACCCACGGGTTATCGCGCCCGTAAGCGTCAATCATGGCTTGGGCGTGCTCTACAGATACCCGCGGGGTGCGCTTTGGATCGTCGGGGTCCGCGGTGATGGTCACAACATCCCAGCCGCCCCCTCCGCACGATTCGTGCAGCAGACCTGTCGTACTAGTCGGGTTTCCGGCTTGCAGCACCGCGGCGTCCACAGGCGAGCCGGTGAAGATCTGGCTGGCAGCGCGGCCCACAGAGACAGGCATATCGCCCGTTTCATCAAGCAGGATAAATGGAAATTTGGAATGAAGACCCGAGAGCGCTCGACCTATCGCTTCGGAATCTGCGTCCTTCGCAAAAGAACGGGCGGATAAGAACCACGTTTCGGGGTGGTCGTTTGCGTATATGTTGGATTTTGTCCAGGTGAATGCGGACCTGAGAAACTCGCTACGGTTCATCCACTTAGCAAGCTCGGCCCAGAGGTTGTCTTGCAGGTTATCCTTCGTGATAGAGAGCGCGGCACCTTTCGGGTGTTCGCCTGGAGCGGCGAAGCAGGCCAGACGATGCAGACCCATCCAGGCCAGCGTGGCTGATTTACCAGGACCGGTGCAAGCCTTCATGCATAAAAGGCGCTTCGGGTTATAGCTACCTCCGAGCGCCCCCATTGCGTCTACTTGCCAGGCGTCGAGATCAACGCCGAAATTGTCAACTACAAATTGCGCGGGGTTCTCTCGCCATCTGCGGATTTTTTCCCGCGCCTGCTGAACCTTGTTGTTCATCCGCCAGAGACGAGCGACTCCAGGGTGACGCCCCCGGAATGCTCCACCTTATCGGTAAACAGCTTCAAGTGTTTTCCGAGCAGTTCGAGCGAACCGCGCTTATCCCAGAACTTGATTTCGGACGTATGCTCAACCTCCACCGGGTCTGTTCCTGGGATACGACTGGTCACCACCTTGATCGATGAGACCGCGGCGGCGATGTCATCAGGGAGTATAGAAACGGGTAGCAAACGGCCGTCCGCATCGAACAGCTTGCGGATGTCTCCGAAGGCGAGTTTTGCGATTTCCTTAATCACCATCTCGGATGTGATCTCTGTCTTCTGAGATCTTTTGTCCATCTCCTTCTGGATCTCGGAGGCTATTTCAAGTTTTTTTAAGTTTTGTTCGCCTATTTGTCCGGCGGTTTTTTCTGAGTAGCCAGCACGAATCGCTGCCTGTGTGGCATTCAGATCTACCAGATATTCTTTTACGAACATCTCTTGTTTAGGAGTCACTTTATCACCCACTTCTCGGCGGTCTGGTTTCGTCTCTCATACCGGCAGAGCTTGGCTATCGTAAATATCGGGATCCCGGTTTTCCTGCTGATCCTCTCATAGCTCCAGCCGTTGTC